GCCGATGCCCAAACCGCACCTTCCGGCGACTGCGCCGCCATGTAGCCATGGCCACCCTGCATCGTTACCGGGTTGGCGAGCGGTGTCTCGCCGACCGCGGTCAGTGCGCTGCCAGCAGCCGAACGGTCGCCCAGCGCAGGCAGCAGCAGACCGCCCTGCAAATCAGACGGCGTGATGATCTTCTCGGGCACTGCCGCAACGGCGGGATCAGGAACGTGCGTTGCAAACATTTCGGAGATTGGCCGCGGCAATTTTACTTTTGAGATGCCGTGCCAGAGCGCCGGGTCTCTCGTCACCCCGGCAATGCCGCCACCGCCGAAGCCGCCAGCCAAATCTTGCGTCTCTGTCGTGTCGGCGAGCATCTGCGGCACGCCGCCCTGCTGGTAGTTTGCAATGTCCTTCTGCGTCTGATCCTGCGCGCGCTGCAGCCAACTTGGCCCCAACGGCGACTGATCGTATGGTGACGGCGGTGGCGCAGTGCCCGACAGCAACCAGTCCTCCGGCGTCAAGCCGCCGTAGAAGGTTGTGCCGAGACCTTGGTCCATCAGAACCTCCGCCGATAGCCGAAGTGAACTTCGGGCGGCATTGGTCGCTCCGGCATCGGTTGATATTTGCCGGAAGCAAACAGTTCACCGAGCGGCACCGGCACCGTGACGTTGCCGGAGATTTGCGGTGGCGCGTTCGGGATCAGCGAGTTGATGTCGACCTGCGGCATCACATATCGCGGTGGCTGGATTGGTGGGGCAAATTGCGGCTGCTGATACGGCGCATCCTGCTGCGGTAGCGGCAGCGCGTACTGCGGCACGTCCTGCGGCATATCCCACAGGCTGGCCAGAGAATTGCCAAGCCACTCGTCATTCGTTGGCATCAGTCACATCTCAGAACATTCTGCGCATCAAACGAACAGCGGCAACATGCTGGCCAAGAGACCGACGCCGCCACCAGCATGAGGATAAGCACGCCCAAAGCGACGGCCAGCACCATATTGCGCTCGATCATCTCCGCTCTGGTTTCATGATCGACGGCGTCTCGATGCCCAGCGAATTACCGATGTAGTGACCACCGAAGAACGACCGGTCAGCCAACACCAACAGCGCGATCAGCGCGATGGCAAACACCAGATACCGGACGATGTCGAGGATCGGCGCGGCCATGCCCATGTTGGTAGCCAACCAGCCCAGCAGGATATCGATGATGTAAAGCACCACCAGCAGCACGATGATGCCAACGGCGAAGCCGATGATGCCGCCTGCAGTGAGGGCAGCACCGCCGCTGCCGAACAGCACGGCCTTGATGGCCAGCAGGATGACCACGGCGAGCACAACCCCGATGGCAATCTTGGCCACCTTCTTCATGGTCGGATCGACCTTCATCCAGTCGATGGTGATGAAGAACAGCGCGCCGACGCCGCAGATGACAATCAGCGTGATGACAAAATCAATCAGCCCTGAACCGGTCATTGTTTTCTCCTTCAGTCTCGCAGTGCTTGCCAAGTGTAAGAACCGCACACACCATCAACGACGAGATCATTCCGATATTGGAAGGCCATCACCTGCAGTTCGGTGGCAGGACCGAAGTCGCCGTCGATGCGCACGAGATGCACGCCTTCGTCGAGCAGTTGGCGCTGCAGCACCTTGACCCACGGCCCCTTGTCGCCGCGCTGCAGCACCGGCAGCAGTTTGTCGTCTTCGACCTTCGCCACATCCGCGGGCACGCCTTCCATGTCGATCTGCCAGAGGTGCTTGTCGTCGTAATATTCCGGCTGCGATTTCACCGAGAAGTGCGCGTGCAGGGTGTGATCGTTTGACCCGGTGTAATCGCGCCACCACCACGCCTCGTGATCTTGACCGGTGCCGCTGCAGATTTGCTTATTCCAGATGATATATTTGATGCGCTCGTCCTCGCTGGCGATAATCGAGTCGACCAGCGCCTGACACGACATGCCGTTCTCGGGATCGTCGGTGATGTCCTGCGCCGTCACCACCCACGTCCCGTCATCGTCGTAGACCCATGGGTTGTGATCGCTGGTCGTGGTCTGGTGGCTCTCGTCGCCAATCCAGCCATCCGACGACACGTCGCGGTTGGGCGCGATGGCGTTGATCTGATCGACCAGAACCGTCAGACACTCGGCGCGGCGGTCGGTCATTTTCTGCTCCGGTCGAAGCAGTCGCTCGCCATGCGTTCCAGCAATTTGTCCTGCGCGTCGAAGCGCGCGCGTGTGTTGGCCGCGACACTACGCAAAATGTAAAGTTCGGCGGTCAAGAACATGAACATGACAACAACCAGCGCAAACGCCACCGGATGCGACTTGAGATTGTCCGCGACCGTTTTGACGGTAGCGTTCATAACTTGACCATCACGTTCCAGAACGACGTCGGCGCAATGTTGTTGTGCGGTTGACCGCCGCCCGATGCCGTCCCACTGATGGAGCCACTGACGCTGACGGGCAACGCATTTGCGTGCGGCGTGACACTGTTAATAGTACCTACCGGCTCGCCGCCTGCCGTCTGCGCACTGCCGCCGGTTGTATCAACCGATGTCACGGCACTCCCGGCGCTACCGCTGCCGCTCATGCTCCCGCCCACACCCATGCTGGCCTGCTCGCTGGCAGTCAGCGTGTGAGTTTCCTCGCCAGCGACGGAACCAAGCGCATGCGCCGTCAGTCCAGCACCGGCACCGGCCACGGCCAGTGCGCGGCCCAGCGCCAGCGGCAGCTTGAGCGTCTTGTGCGCGGTAAAATCATTGACCGCGCTGACGCCGCGCCCGCCGGGCAACACCGGGCACAAGGCATCGGGGATGTTGGTCCAGAGCGTGATGAACAGCGCCTGCGTGTCGGCACTGGCACGCGCGGTGGCACCCGACGACGCATCACCGATGGTACCGTCGTTCATCATCACCCAGCCCGCATCGGCAATCGTCTTGAGCGTCAGTTTGGCGTCACCAGTGCTAAATCCCGATGTGGCCGCGCTGACCACATTCTGCACAAAGGCTGTCGTGGCAATGGACGTGTCGTTGTCACCCGGTGCGGGCGTCGGGGCGGTGGGGGTGCCGATGAAATTGGGGCTGTCAATCGGCGCGCGTGTCGTGTCGGTCGGGTGGGCGTGATCCTCGCGCGCATATTTTTGCGACACGCCGACCAGCGGCACGGTGCCGTCCATGACCGGCGCAGCAGTGCCCACCTGCCCGAGAACAAAGGCAGTGGTGGCGATTGACGTGTCGTTGTCGTTGACCGGCGGCGTCGGGGCGGTGGGCGCACCTGTGAAATTGGGCGAGGCCAGATTGGCTTTCTCGTTGTCTAACTCATAGAGCGCGCCCTGCACGTTGATCGACGCAATGCCGCCCGCAGGCACGTTGATGATGTCGGCGGCGGTGGCATCGGGGCCACCAGCAGCAACCACGTCATCGACGTATTTCTTGGTCGCCGCCTGCAGCGCGGCGGTGGGTGCGCCGACCAAGATCAGCGCGCCGGTCATGGTATCGCCAGTCTTGTCGACCTTGCCGCTGATCAGACCGGATAGTTCGGCATCAGCCGCCTGATAGTCGGTGATGATGGAGGCATCGGCATTCTGAAACGCGGTGCCGACAGCAGCATCCCCCGCATCGATGTACGCCTTGCTAACGCTGTCGCTGACAAAGCTGTCCCATTGCGTGGCATTGAAGGCACCGGGGCTGACCGCTGTGTTGCTGCGATAGAGGACGCCAGCCTGCACGACAAAGTCGTGCTGCGCGTACTGCGCCTTGGCGTCGAAGACGCGCACAGCGAGCAGCGGCTTGGTCGCGCCGGGCGAGGCCGGATCGGCATCGCCCACGGCGATCTGCCGGTTGGCACTGTTCACCACGATTTCGCCCGGCTCAACCGGCGTCGGAAACGCCGTGGCCGGATCGAAGATGCGTCGGTGACGGTAGTGCGAGGTCATTTTTTCGCCCGCGCCGGTTTGCTCGATGGCTGCGCCTCAGGATTTTGCGTGGCCTTCATCAGAAACTCGCCGATGGTCAGCGGCGGCTGGCCTTCGATGACGCGCAACCTGTTCTCATGGTCGTAGAGCAGCGTCGTTTCCGGCTGCGCTTCCGGCGGCACCGGTTCGGGTGGCACATAGGGGTCGGGCACTCCGCCGTCCGCAAGCCAGACCTCATACTCGGCGCGGTCGCGGTTGGCCGGATCGTTGGGGATTGATGCGCCGTCCGCTGTGCGGATGACAACGTCAGTTGCGGTGAGTTGGTATTCTGCCATTAGAGCCTCGCATCGAGGATGACGGGGGGCATGACGGGCGCGCTCTGCAATGTGGTTGAGTTGTTGCTGAACGTCATTCCGGTCAGGTTGAGCGCCGCGAAACCGGGACCAGCAAAAGCGCCAAAAGAAATGGTCCCCGTTCTGGTAACATAAGCAACACCGGGAAGCAGCAAGCTCCACGTTTGGGGCGTCGTTGGCGGCGGAGCGTTTTGGTAATTGCCATCAGCCCACGGGCTGGTGACTGTTGGCGCAGCCCGCATAGGCCCCATAGGAAAGGTAATCACGACGTTATTGGTAATCCCAAAGACAGGAAAGTTCGTTCCTGCGACACCAATCACGGTCAGGTATCGCTGGCACACTGCGAGTTCTTGCCCGTAACTCCGCATCACAAACGGCGACCTTGCAGCAGACGGCGCTTCGTTGCCGGGGAGGACGGTGACGCCAGTGATGCGGAAGATGTCGGAGGTTGCCGCGACGGCGTTGATCTGACCGGGTGCGGCGATATAGGTACCAGCAGTCCAAGCATTTGCCGATGGCGCGATGTAGTTAGCGCCGCAGCCAGCACAAAATTCGATTACCATTCCCATCGTGTTGTCAGTGGCCCACGTTCCGCTGGTGTCGCCGGGGATGGTGATGGTGTTGTACTGCGCGACGTCCGCAACATTGTGCGTGTAGGTGGAGGCATAAGTCCGAGTGCCTCCAGCACCGTTGCGGACAACAACGCTGTAAATGCCGGTTCTATGATGACCGGACCAGAAGCTGATGGTGATCGGCTGCGCGTTGGCCGTGCCCCATGCCAGCCGGGCAATGCGGTAGCCTTCAATGCAGTTATATATCTGGATGTAGTCGCTCACACCCAGCGAGGCCTGCGCTGTCGCTATCCCTGAAAATAATGCACTTGGAAATCCTAATGCAGAGAACACCCCTAGCAAACCAACGCTGGCTTGCGGAACCATTGCGCCAGAAAAACCAAGTCTCCAGCCATCACAGATATAAACTCCGGAGGTGGAAGTGCCACCACCTCCTTTTTCCTGACTGACCTCAAACCCGCCATTGATCTGCATACCGCCGTAAGCCATCGCGTCGAACGGCGCGGCGTAGGCGTTCTGCCGGGCCAGTTGCTGCTGTGCCGGGGTCCACAGTGTCGCCACGTCGGAGCGCACCGCCTTGGTGTCGACCGGATGAACGTGATCCTCGCGCGAGAAGTTGGTCGAGACGCCGACCAGCGCAGGCTTGGCGTCCATCAGCGGCAATGCAGTGCCCGGCGTTGCACTGACGATGCTGCCGCCCTGCGTCGTCCATTTCTCGCCGTCCCATGTGTATTGCGGGATGCCAGCAATCGGTGACGCCGGATATTTCTGGCCAACGGAGGGTGAGGCGGGGAAATCAAGCATCAGCCCTGCCTCACGCGATCAGTCGCGGTGAGTTGATAGTCTGACATTAGAGCCTCGCGTCACAGGTAAAAGTAGCGTCTATTATAAAGGTGCCGGTCGCAGTAACATTGACGACCATGTTCGCCTGTCTTGTGGATGCAGTGTTTGTGTTGAACGTGCAGTTAAACATGCCGTTTGCAGGTATAGCCAATGTCGGCACCACCCGTTTCTCGACAAGAAAATCAACAGAAACGCCCGCCTGACCTGCGCCCGCAACACCATAAGCAATCATGTACGCCCGCACTTTTTCCCAATATCTCTGACACGTCAGCAACTCCTGATCATAACTCCGCATCACAAACGGTGAACGCGCGGCAGACGGTGCTTCGTTGCCGGGGAGGACGGTGACGCCGGTCAGGCGGAAGGCATCGGAGGTTGTCGCGACGCCGTTCACCTGACCCGGTGCGGCATTGTAGCTTCCGGCAAGCCAAGTGTTGGCTGATGGTGCGATACCGGTTGACCCGCAAGCCACCGCAAAAACAACATTCATTCCGGCTGTGTTGTCGGACTTCCAAACCCCAGTCGTGTCACCGGGGATGGTAACGACGTTGTACTGCGGAACGTCGGCAACGGCCTGCGTGTAGGTGAAAGCATAGGAGCGATTATTTGCTCCGTTAACAACAGTGCCGCTATGCAACCCCGGCCTGTGATGCGCCGACCAGAAACCAAGCGTGAGCGGCTGCGCGTTGGCCGTGCCCCATGCCAGCCGGGCAATGCGGTAGCCTTCGATAGCCTGATAAATTTGCGTCACATCAGCAGCGCCAAGCGATGCCTGCGCTGTTTGCACTGTTATGCCCAAAGAAGCCGGGAAGCCCGAAACAATAGCGGATGTTTGTGCAGCGGTAACAGCCATCGCGCCAGCAAAATACAGCCGCCAGCCGTCGCAAGCCCAAGTGTTACTTACTGTCGTTCCATTAGTTCCCTTCTCCTGACTGACATCCATTGCGCCGTTGATCTGCAAGCCTGAGTACGCCATCGCATCGAAGGGGGCGGCGTAGATGTTCTGCCGCGCCTGCTGCTGTGCGAACGGCAACAGCATTTGCGGTGCGTCAACACGCACTACCTGCGATGCCGTCATGAACGCATTAATGTCGGGCTGCGGTGCGGCGATCACCCACTGCGTCGTGTTGCCGTCGTTGTAGCGAACGTAAAGCAGGCCGCTGTCACTCTCCCACCACAGCGCGCCATCGGGCACACCAGTCGGTGGCGTGTCGGACACGGTGAGTGATGATGGCGTCGGGATCGCGGCAATCTTGTTGTCGACGTATTGCTTGGTGGCAGACTGCAGGGCGAGCGTCGGATCGGCGGGCAACACCAGCGGCCCGGTCATCGTGTCGCCCGCTTTCGCCACCTTGCCGTTGACCGATGTGGTCAGCGCCGCATCGGCGCTTTGGTAGTTGGTGACGATGGTGGCGTCGGCGGTCTGGAACGCGGTGGTGACCGCGGCGTCACCGGCATCGGCGTAGGCCTTGACCGCGGCGTCGGTCGACATCACGTCCCACTGCGATGCGTTGAACGCGCCGGGATTGATCGCCGACTTGGCGCGGTAGAACGAGCCGCCCTGCACGACGTAGTCGTTGGTGGCGTAGGACGCGCGCGCATCAAAGATGCGAACGCCAAGCAGCGGCAGCGGCACGCCGAGCGTGCCAGCGGCGGCGTCGCCCACGGCAATTTGCCGGTTCGCCGTGTTGACGGCGATCTCGCCCGGCTCGATGGGCGACGGGAAGGCGGTGCCGGGACTAAACGTGCGGCGGTGGCGGTAACGCTGGCTCATTCAAGTTCTCCCGGTCGGCTTGCTTTGCACCGGCTGGCGGGTTGTTGGCGTCGTACTCGGCTTTGACCTCGTGCGCCTTGTTGTTCGCCCACATGGCGGTGGCGTAGCCGCGCACGACATTGAGCGGCGTGTCGGGCGGCAACCCGTAGGTTTCCGCCAGACGCTGCAGGCGCGGGATCATTCCGGCGGCTGACCGCCGACCGTGTCGCCGCCCGGCGCGCTTTCGGGATTTGGCGCGGGTGACGGTCCCGGCGGCTGGCTCAGCGGACCATCGGCGGGCGGATCGTCGCTTGCCGTCCCCGGCTTTTTCGGCGCGGGCATCGGCATCGGCTTGTGCTGCGGGGCGTCGTGCTTCTTGCGGTCGTCGTCAGCCATGGGTCGTCGTCTCCTCTGTTTGGGTTTGGCCTTGAGTTTCGTTTTTGCTTTCGGCTTCGGCTTTGCTTTGCGCCGTGTGCTGACCATCAGCGGCCTCGTTTGCTGGACCGCGCCGTCGCGGTGAACGAGAACGTCAGGCTGTTGCTCACCGTCTGCCCGTTGCGCACGGCGACCGGGCAGTCGGCGGGCACGGTGAACAGCGATGGCTTGACGCCGGTTGAGACCTGCGTGCCGTCGATGAACGTCGTCGGCTCACTCAGGCCGTTGAACGAAATGACGCTCGCCGGGGTAAAGCCGGAGCCTTCGACGACCATGTCGATATCGGTCGCATCACCGGCCACGGCGGTCGCCGGATTGAGTGCGGTGATGGCCGGGGCGGCGTCGGCGGGGATGTCGGGCGGCGGTTGAAACACCGGTTCGCCGTCGACCAACACTGATCCCGGCACGTCGCTGGTGACGCTGATCATGGCCGGGCCGGTGATCTCGGCGACCGAGCCTTCCTTGACTTCGATGTTGACAGCCATGGGCTTCCTCCCGTTTTCAGAATTGACCGGCATCCATGACGGCGAGCGAGACCCAGTTGCCGTCCTGCCGCGCGTAGGGCGAACCGTCCTGCGGCGCGTCGGCCCACGCAGCGGCGACCACGCTCCAGTTGGCATTTTGCCGCGCGTATTGCTGGCCATCCGATGGCGCTTCGCCAATGCCGCCGCCACCACCGGAGCCGCCGAGCAGAAATTTGGTGACGAGCGCCTTGTTGGCATCGGGCGGGTTGGTGGTGACAACGCCGTCGCCGATATCCGGCGGCACGGTCGTTGGCACCCACAGCGCCACGCGCATTGCCTGTGTCATGACGCGGCTCCCGGCTGATACCACACCGCCCATAGATGCGACGTGCTGGAGGGCGGCTGTGCCATGTGTAACGTGTTGCCGCTGGCGGTGTAATCGATGCCCGGCTCCTGCATCGCGCCGTCGAGGCTGACCATCAGTTGCGCACCGTCGCCGACGTTGGCATCGGTGGTGACGCCACCGCTGTCGAGATACTGCAGGTGAAAATCCTGCACCGTGCCGTCGGGGGTGAGCGCCTTGATCTTCCACGCATGCACCGACCCGGCGGCGACTTGGCCGGGGGGCACCAGCATGTCCCACTGCACCGTCGAGTTGGCGGTCAGCTTGGAATTGATGTGCAGGATGTTACCGACGTTATCGACGGTGTAGTCGAGCGTCGGCACCAGCCGCACGCCGTTGACGTGCACGTCACTGGGAGAGACGCCGACCACCGGGGTGGCCCCGTTGACATCGGCACCGGAAAAATCCTGCTGGTTGGTGGTGGCGGTGTAGACGTAACTCGCCTGAAACGTCGCGGTGAGCGACACCGACTTTTTCCAGACGAGACCGTCCCAGACATAAAGCTGGCCGGTGGTGCTGTCGAAATAGATCGACCCCGGCAGCAGCGGCGACGGCACGGTCTGCCCGGTGTTCGGGTTACTCTCGCCTGCCAGCGGCGGGTGATCCCACGCGCCGAGATAGTACAGGCCCACGGTGCCGACCAGTTGCTGCGCGCGCAGCGCCCACCATTTGCTCGACCACATCCCGGCGACGCCGCCCTCGACCGGCTGGTAGTAGAGGCCGTGCGGAAACGGGCTATCGGCGATATAGGCCGGGGCGGCGGCGGCATCGACCACCGGCCCGGCAAGAAACTCGGCCCACGCCAGCGCCTCGTTCTTGTCGGCCTCGGCGTTGTCGGCCTGCGCCTTGGCGTAGTTGCCCCAGTTCTCGGCGTCGGTGGCGTCCATGTCGACCGACGAGGCGGCGCGGCTGGCGACGTCGGCAGCGTATTCGGCAAAGCCGCGGATCGCGCTCATGCCCGACGCCAGTTGCTTGGCCACTTGCACTGCGGCCTCGGCATCCTTGGCGTAGAGCGAGGCGTTGCGTTCGGCCTCGCGCGCGGCAGCCGCGGTCCCGGTGACGGTCAGGGCGACGGGGGCGATCTTGGCGTGAATATCGTCAACGATCTTGTCGAGGAAGCCGGGGACGAGGTGATCCTTGGTCACCGTGTTGTTCTTGAGCAGGCCGTCGTCGCGCCTGATCTGCGCCAGCGCGGCCTGCGTGGTGCGGATCGCCTCGATGAGTTCGATGAACTGCGCGTCGAGCCGGTCACCCGGGGGCTGGTCCTTCGGGTGCGCCTTGGTCCAGTCGCTGAAAGAGAACAGGCGCGCGGGGCGCTTGACCGTCGTCACGGCGGTAACTTTAGGCTTCCGGTGTTTTGGCGCTGGAAGCGGAGCGCGGCCCTGCCGGGGGCGTGACGAGCAGGCTTTAGCCTATACACCCGCTCCGCTTACTTTTCCAGCAGGCGCATGATCTTTGACGGGGACGTGCCGAGCGCCTTGGCCAGTTTGCCCAGCATGCGCATGGTCGGCGATTTGAGGCCGCGCTCGACCTGACTGACATAGGTCGGATGGATGGCGGCAGCGTCGGCCAGTTCTTCCTGCGACAAGCCGCGCTCGCGGCGCAATTCGCGCAAGACCTTGCCCAACCGCTTGATATCGTTGCCGCCGCCCGTCATCCTCCTTGGTTTGCGTCTTCGCATACTTGAGTACCAGAGACTAAAGTCTTCGGTTTAGCGGAGGGCATAAACAACGCATTGGGCAATATTACGTTCCGGTAAATGTTTTTTGACATAGGGTGCCTTGACGGTGCGCGCGTGTGGAATACGGTTGCTACACTCGGGGTTTCACAACCGGGGTTTCCTTTGCCCGCGGGGCGATGAAGGGGGTCACCGTGCCAAAACTGTTTCCTATTCACATCGAGGTCGAGGAACTGGCGGTCGGGCGCGTCATGCGCGTGCTCAACAGTCTCGACGGTGTCGCCAAGCTGCATCTCGATCTCGACCGCGACAAGGCCGTCAAACCCAACGGTGCGGGTGAGCCGCGCGGGCCGTACAAGACGCGCAAGCAACCAGTCACACTGGCAGAGACCGGCGACGAGACGGTGATCAAGGCGCTGTTTGCCAAGTCACCGCTGACGGTGCCGCAACTGCGCGACCTGTTCGTGGCGCAGGGCCGCTCGCCCAAGTCGATCAGTTCGGTGTTGCACAAACTCAAGCAGGACGGCGAGGTGCTGATCAGTGACGACGGCTACATGCTGACCAAGAAGGCGCGCGACCGCATGCGGCACAAGGTCAGCAGAAAAAGCAGGCGGTGATGTACGTCCACAAATACGAAAATGACCGGTGGTGGGTCGGCTACCTGACGACGCAGACGTTTCCCAATGGGACATCGATGCATCACTTCCACGATCTGCGTCAATGCGCATCGAGCGAGGAAGCCGCGGCCTTCATCAACTATCTCAACGGCGGCGATGGCCGCGAGTTTGAACCAACCGACAAAAGTCCGTGAAGGAGCCATGCATGGCGCGCGTCTTCATCTACCGCAATTATCGTTTCATCGACAAAGACCCCATCATCGATGCCGTGCGCACGGTGGTGAAGTCGGAAGAACACCTGAAAAATTCGCACGTCCACCAGATCAGCGGGGTGGCCACCGCCACGCTGGACAACTGGTTTGATGGCGTCACCCGCCAGCCGCGCAACTCCACCGTCTGTCAGGTCACCGCCGCGCTCGGCTATGTGCGGCGCGACGAGTTAAAGCCTGACGGCAGCGTGGTGATCGGCTTTCGCAAGGCGCGCGAGTACGACTGGGAAAAGGAGATCGAGAAGCAGGCCGACTTCTTTCTCAAGACGCACGGCCCGCCGAAAAAACGCAAGGCGAAGAAGAAGGCGAACGGCAAGACCGAGTAGTCAGCGACGGGGACGAAACGTCTGGAGTTGAAAATGGTGAACGCGGGTGAGTTCACTGGGATCGTCGAGACCCTGCTGGGTAGCGAGGAGTTCAAGGACATCGTGCGGCGCAGCATCGAGGACGTGCTGCTCACCCGCAACGACGTGCTGCCGGTCGACGACTTCGCCGCCCGCATCGTCCACTTCCACGGCCTGCGCAATGCCGTGCGCGCCGTCGCCAAGGTGGCCGAGAAGCGCGGCGAACTGCACGTCGCGGGCAAGCTGCGCGCGCTGCTGCCGGGGATCAAAAAATAGCCGCGGGTGTCACCGCGGCAGTTGATGAAGGGGTACGTCATGAATACAGAGCAGGACGGCGTCAGTCGACGCAGACCGTCTCCAGCTTCGGAGTATAGCATGCTGATTGTGATCGAGGGACCAGACTTCGTCTGCGGGCTGGGCGTCGAGGATCACATCGTCGCCGTGGTGCCACCGCTGTTTAACTGGGCCAAGGGCAAGAGCGTGCTCGATGTCGCCGCCTACTGCGCGCGCAAGGGGTTCAGGTTCGAGGAGTATATCGATGCCGACAAACCGGACGCACGCCGAGACGCTGGTGCATTGCCTCGATCAGTACCTCGCCGTGCGTGAGGCGGTGCAGGCCGGGACGATGGTCAACGCCAAGTCGGCGCTCGATCAGACGCGCGGCTTTCTGGTGCTCGCCATCGAGATGACGCTCAACGAACTGGTCGAGGCCGATGGCGATGAAACCTGAACGCATAACCGCTCGCCCCGAACATCTCGGCATCGAATACGACGGTTGGGATGTGATCTTTGCGCCCGCCGACGTCGAGTTTGTCGAGGCGGAGGGCTGGCAGGACGTCCTCATCAACGGTCACTTGGTCGGCTCACTGGAAGCGCGTCCGCCCTACTGCGACCGCGGGCGCTGGTGGTTCAAGTGCGACCTGCCCGACCTCGACGGCGCTGACGGCTTCCCGCGCTACTACATGAGCCTCGCCGTGGCGCGGCTGGAGATTATTGCCTTTTTGAACTGGCGGCTGTGGCGGCGAAGGGTGGTCTGATTGCTCACACCAGCCCAACGACGGCGCATGCGGCTTAAGCGACGCGGCCTGATCGACCGGCGCGATTTCCGCGAAGGCATCCTGTGGGCCGGTCAATGGATTGGCCCCGCCGAGATGCATGCCACCGCGGCGCGCCGCTGCGCATGGTTCGATGCGCAGATGAAATCGGTGCGCAACTTCATCAACCACAACGGCAAAATGCCGGATGGCGCGCTGAAAAACCGGGTGCGGTGATGACCCGCGCCATGGTCACCGGCTGGATCGCAGGAGGCATCGCAGGCGTGTTCGTGCAGGCACTGGGGGTGCAAAGCTGGTGGTCGGTGGGTTGCGTGTTCGCGTTCAGCGTGGCGGTGACGCTGGTGGCGCTGCCGGTCAAGAGTTGATCCAGATCAAATGATCGGACTGCACTCACAAGCGTTCTTGGCGATGATCGTGATCGGGGTTGCCTGCGGCATGGCGATGGCGCTGGGGGTCAACGTCGATGCGGCGTTCGCCGTGCTGGTCGTGTGCTGCGGGCTGGCGAGTTTCATGCGATGAGAAGCGAGTACAGCCAGAAGATCGAGGCCGGGCGCGTGGTGGCGGGTCACTACGCCAGTCGTCGTGGTGATGCGTGCGGCGCGTTTCTGGTGCGCGGGCCGAGCGGACGCCAGCTTGCGATCATCGTGAGCGATGGTCTGGATGACGACCCTGCACTCGCCGGGTGGGAGCATGTTTCGGTGTCGATTGAAGGCAAGCACCCGCCGAACTGGCAGGAGATGTCGTGGGTGAAGAATGCATTCTGGGATGACACCGAGACCGTCGTGCAGCTTCACCCGAAGCTGTCGCAGTATATCAACATCCACCCGAACTGCCTGCACCTGTGGCGGCAGGTCGGCATCGATGCGCCACTGCCACCGCCGTTGCTGGTGTGATCATGACAAATGGTCTCGGCATCTGGGTCGTCTACGATCACCCCAGCGATTTTCCCAATGAGTATGTGGCACGGCTGCAGATCGCTGATGGTGCGCGCGTCAAGATCACCAACCAGATCATGACGTCAAAGAGCCTCGACCTGCTGCGCAGCGAACTGGAGAGCCGTGGCCTCACCTGCCTGCAACCGATGGAAGGTGACGACCCAAACATCATCGAGATGTGGCTATGAAAGTTCACAAGCATGCAAATTTTGGCGATGGGTATTGCGACCGCGCCAGCACTGCAGTTCGGGGGGTGGCAGGGGGCGGGTGGCGGATCGGCCCGATGGTCCAAGGCGCGGGCGGGCCGGGGTGGCAGGTGCTCGATGCCCAGCAACATCAGTGCTGTGACAGGCTGACGCTCGTCGATGTGTCACGCTATCCCGCCGGTCGAGCGGGCTTCAGGGGCTTTGGGTCTGTTGCGAGAGACGACAGACTGCTCGACCGGCTACTCACTGGGACGCGCGCATAAGTGCGTGACGCACTGCGCACGTCAATCAGGCGCACCGGGCTTACGCCCAAGCCGCGCGATCTCGGCGTCGATCTCCTCAGTCGTCATCTCGATAGCTGGCTTCACGTCACCACCACCGCGTTCATCATCGCGATGCATTTCGTAAAGCGTTCTGCCTGCCGATGCTCGTGCTGTGGCTGGGGCCGTATTGTCCCGCAGCACGCCGAGCAGAGCCTCGCGCACCTCGTCCCTCAATGAGGAGCCCCCATTACGTTTTTTCTTTCCAGACGCCATGCCTGAGTCTCCTGCGGCCCTTTAATCGACGACGCGCAATCACCACTGCACCACCATGAAAACGACAACGATCCCATCCGGTGATCGCCGGTTGTGTGCAAGGTCTTCCTTCTACGGTGACAGCAGTGCATCTCTTTCGATTGATGCATCCCGGTTTGATCTGTTGTTGGAGTGCTGCTGCTCTGAAAGCAGGATTGCCTGCCTGTGGTTGGTGCTTACGAGCCATGCGTCGGTCCTCCCGGTCGGTGTCGTTCGACGAATTATCCCCCCTATAGGGGGGGGATAATTTCGTCGAGTACGAAACACTGCTCGACGAAATCAATTCGTCGAATTTCGTCGCATATCGTCGAACTCAATCTTCCACACAAATTCTTCGCCAGTATCAAAGCGATAGGTGTCGATGACATTCGACGATTTCAGTTTGTTCACGGTTCGACGATACGTCGTCAGCAGGGTGTGTTCCGACTGTCCAGCGCCTCCGGCTCGACGAAAATAGTTTCGTCGAACTTCTTCCCCTGATACCGCAAAAATCCGTTTTCCGTTCACTTCGATATGCTTGGCTTGCATGGCATCGTAACAGTCGTTCATGGCCAGCAGGAGATCAGGCAGGCGCGTACTCTTGCGGCCCGGTGTGTGATCCTCACGCCTCACCTGCTCATCGAGCCACGCCAGCCGCACCGACGTGATGGCATCACCATCGGCATCGATGCCACGCTTGACCACAGAAAGCTTGAACGGAACTTCGGCCCCGGCCTCGCCATCGCGCACCTTGTCGACGTTGAACACCCTCGCATCACCCTCACCCACGCCAATACGGAAGATGCTGTCGGCGGCATCGTACTTGGCACTCCCACCGCGGGGCCGTGTGGCAGCTTCATCCTTGGCCAGATGATCCGATGTCAGGGCAAACACGTTGCTGGCCTGCGCAATGCGGTCGAGCGTCTTGAAGGCCAGCGTACACTCCGAGTTGTCGTTCTCGTTCTTGAAGCCAGCGATCTTGGCCAGCGTATCGAACACCGCCAGCACCACCGGCACCTTGAACTTGCTCTCGAATACGGCCTGCGCCTCGGCGATCTTGGCGCAATACCATTTCACCGCCTCTTCGACGTTTGGCAGCAGTGTTGGCATCTCGGTGGCTAGTGTGAAAGGAAACTCTAAAGGCATGATATCGTCGTATTGGGTAAACCATGGTCGGATCACCAGTTCCTTGACCGCATGCCATGAGCGCATCACACCCAAGCCACCCTCGGCGCTGAAATAGACCACACCACCGGGCCGCATCACGCGCGAACCACCCCAATTCCTCTCGGTGACCACACTCCACGCCAGATCGACCAGCGTCTGCGTCTTGCCGGTGTAGCCCCTGCCAATCAATGCACCGACGCCAGTGCGCGCCATCCTGTTCTTGACCAGCCACGCGATGTTGGTGGCGATAGGCTCCCACTCGTAGTGCAGGCCACTGCGCTCGCCACGCCCGTTCGGTTTGAGCGGCACCACCTTGGGATCGTGGGCCATGCCGGGCATCTCATCGTCGTGGGGTGGCTGGGGTTTTGTCATGCGGTATCCAAATCTCCGAACGTGGAGGCAGCAGCGGGTTGGGTGGATCGCTCATCAAGTGAAATTCCCACTCGTATTTAATGCTCAGATTGCGGTCGCCGACCTTGCTGAGCGGTCGTTTGTCATCAAGCGACATCGGCAAAGTCCTCGCCTTCTATGGGGCGTTTGCGAATAACGGCAGTCTGGTGCGGAGCAGCACTCCAGCGCAGCCAGCAGGCCTCGGCGGCAGAGACACCGGGCAGATCGTTGTCGGCGCAGATCACCAGACAACCAACGCCGAACAGCACTGGCAATGACCGGATGTGCCCGGCATCGCCCAAGGCCCAGACCGGCGCATAGCCATCGCGCATCAAGGCAAGGCCGGTCTCAGCACCTTCACAAACAAACAGCCGGGAACAGAAAGATAAATCATCAGAGAACGTATCGAACCACGACGTGAGCATCATGGCGCAGCCACCACTGGGGCCGAGCATCATCGGTGTGCCGTCCTTGACACCGCGCTGCGTCAGGTAAATTCGCTGCACGGCCTGTGGCTCGCACGTCAGGTAATTGCGCATCAGCACAACCAGCGCCGGGACGCGCTCGCCTCCACGCGGGCAGCGCGGATTAAAGCGCATGCAACAAACAGCATCCTTCGGCAGTTCGAGGTTTCGCTGCCAGAGATACATCTCGCCCAGAGTATTTTGCGCGTCACTGCTCTCATCCCAGATCGCCATCGCCAGCGCACGGTTTCGGTCAGCCTGCCTGTCGTTTGTTTGACGTGAAACATTTCCTTCATCATCACCGGCTTCTTCACGATGCCACAGCCCTCTGCTGCGCAGCGCGGCGATCACTTCTTCATTGCTGCAGCCAGCAAGGCAGCGCACCTGCACCTTGCCTTCGCGGCCATCGAAGATGATGAGGGATGGTGTTGCATCCCAATGCGCCGGGCATTTGGCCTTGAACTGGTTGCCGCTGCGCTTGCCGCCGAGTGCTTTGGCCAATTGCTCAGCGTCCATAGTTGCGCACCTGTGCGAGCATGGTCTTGTGCAGCATGTCGACGCCCTCGACCCGCTCGCTCTGGTTTTCTGCCAACAGGATCACAGTGCCAACCAGCGCCGTCGCGAGCGCCAGCAGCACATCTTCAGGTGGCTCGCCGTTGATCAGCATGCCGATGTCGTTGAACATGCGTTCGGCATTGCTCATGCGGTTATTTTTCGCGAGATTTTCGAAACGGGTGATCCATGGGGATTTCTTCATTGCGCAACACCCAGTTGATGGCAGGTTCAACTTCCTCGTACTCGTCGCCGCAGTCGCAGGCATAGTCCGGTTGGCCGCATTTCTTGCAATGTGGTCGGCTGAGATCACTCATGACACCTCCAGCATGCGTTTGATGGTGGCGATGACTTCGTCAGGCGGATCGGTAAGCGCGTGCGCGTGACCATCGCTGGTGTGCACCACCGCACCACCCTCGTCGTTGATGGTCATGCAAATAATCTGATCAAGCCATATCCACACCGGCTTGTTGGTGAGTGTGAGCGTGGCCTTGATGACGTTGATCATAGCAAAGCACCTTGTTTGAATGTGCCATCGGTCACGCGGTCGACGCAGTAGCCGTGCGCAAACCGGTTCTCGCGTTGTGGCAGTGAGACACCGTGACCGCCGCCGCCATCGCGGTTCTTCACCCAGCCCTTGGTGTACTGATGGACACCGGGGCCGTTGACATCCAGTTCCTCCTTGCAAAACTCGCAGAGACGGCGGCGGCTGTCGGGAATGCTCATGCGCTCACCGTCGCGCGCACCGCGCCCCATCGCTTGAGGATGGTGAGTGCATCGGCAAAGTTGTCGGCGACGTCGTAACTGTGACCCTTGCCAATCAACGAGAACATCAGGTTTTTTTGTTCGTCGGATAACTTCGCGCCCTTGCGTTTGAGTTCGAGGCAGTACACACGACCGTAAGCGCGCAGATATTTCTGGCCTTCCACCTTGTGTTCGCGCGGTGCAAACAAAATGAAATCGGGCCAGCCGCGCTTGGTGCCCATGCGCTTAAGCCGTGCGCCAGTCTTGGCGCTGCGGTGTTCACCAAACGGCAGATGCGTCCAGTCCCAGTCCTTGCTGCCCCAGCGGTGCAGGATATTGGCGACCATGACGTGCAGGTTAAATTCGGGCGCAGGCGGCAGCTTCACCCCGCGCTGCTTTTTGCCTTTGAACAGGTGAAGCTGCTGCATGGCGGCTGGCCTCAAGCCGCATCCGCGTTGGCATCCTCGATACGAAACAATTCGGGTGATACGTCAAATCCGCGCTTCTTGAGCGCGAGCCTGATCTTGTCAAAGACCACTGGTGCGAAGAACCCGCGCGCGCGCCAGTTACAGATGTTCTGCTTTGACCGCGTGGTGATCAGCGCCACGCCGTGCACGCCGCCCAGCTTGTCGAGAACATCTTGAAAGGTTGTCAGTCGTGGCCGCGCCATGCCATCGAGCAAGACACACGCGATGAGACAGCGTCAAACACCTACGGTGTTCGCAACCGTCCGCAACTGTCCGCAACTGTTCACACTAAAAATATTTTTCGGTCATATCTGGCCATGCCAATACGGGTGTGCACGCACGGTCGCGAACAGCGGCGAACAGTTACGAACAGTTACGAACAGTTACGGATGACAGCGGACCATTGGCCCAGCACTACGCGGGTAAGCGCAGTTTCACATGAACGAATATTTTTCAAGGGGGTGCCTTGACGAAAGTTTTGCCTGTGTGAAACTCAATGTGTACGTTGAATGACGTACCAATGTAACGAGTAACCCGTAGGCGTCATCAGACGCCGCCCCGAATTACAAATTTCTGCGACCGCTTCACCGCGCGCCGACACCATGGCGTGCGACCGCTGAAGAATTGCCGGGAGAGAAACGATGCGCAAGGCCGCGAAAGCGCGCCGCAAACGCGCGCGCAACGGACGCAAGCCGCGGCTGCAGCCGCTGATGAAGGCCTGCGAGTACGGCCATTTCCGCCGCACCTTCGCCTACGAACTGATCAAGCAGGGCAAGATCGTCGCGCGCAAGCGCGGCAACCGCACCATGGTCGATCTCAACAGCGTCGACCGTTATCTGCAATCGTTGCCGCGTGTGGAGTTGCACTGATGCTGACCACCGAGCAACTGGCGCAGCGCGGCGAGATCGGTGCATCCGATACGCCGACCATCATGTGGGACGACGCCGAGAAGCTGAACGAACTGTACGAGGTCAAGACCGGCTTGAGGCCGCCGCCTGATCTGTCAAACAACTGGGACGTCTACCGCGGCAACAGCATGGAATGCCCGGCGCTCGACTGGCACGAGCGCAAGCTGGGCTACCGGCTGGAGGAGCGCGGCAGCGTCGTGCGCAGCCAAAAGTTCAGGTTCCTGACCGCCACGCTCGACGCCTACGATCCCCGGCGTGATGCCGTCATCGACTACAAGGATACGCGCGCCGACCTCGACTGGGTCATCGCCTACTACACCGCGCAGATCGAGACGCAGAAGCATTGCCGCGGCGCGCGCAACGGCATCCTGCTGATCTCGCGCTTTGGCAGCGAGCCGTTCGAACACGAGATCGATGCCGGTGACGATTACCGGCGCGAACTGTTCACCCGCATCCCCGCCTTCCAACTGTGTGTTGAGACGATGACGAGGCCAGTGCCGGGCAGGCGCATCGTGCCGCCGGATGAATGGATCACCGTCGATCTCGATATTGAAACGCCCTACGACAACTGGGTCGGAGAGATGCGTGAGAAATTGCAGGTCTGGGATCAGACCAAGGAGATGTCCGACCTGCATGCGGAGACGGTCGAAGACATCAAGGCACTCACCCCCGATGACGTTGGCCGTCTCCGCTCGACCCGCATGAACATCAGCGTCACGCGCAACCGCCGCGGCTGGCTGACCATCAAGAGGATTGCAGCATGAGGACGATTAAACTCTCGGAGGAAAAGCTGGAGGGCTTGTCCGATATGTGGCGCGAGTGTGCGACAGCATTGGGGGCGAGCGGGCCGGAATGCATCAGCGTCTGTCTCGCTGTCATCGACGCCTTCATCATTCATCACGCGGAAAGTCTGGCCGATGCGCTGGAAGGCGTCGACTCGATGCACAAAGACATGCGCAGAAACATGAAGCGGCACTTTGCCGAGAAAGGCAAGAGGATCAACTGATGGACCACGATCCAGAGACCGGCGAAGTGCAGCGCGAGCAATTGCCAGCGCCGCAGATGTACGACCATGCAATAGCGCCGCCGACCACGCATTCGCTGGCCCCGCCCCTGCCAACGACCCCGTTCGACAAGCTGGCCGGTGCCATCGCCTCGGTGATGGAGGAGATTGGCGTCGTGCCAAAGCACGGCGAGAACAAGTTTCACAACTACAAATTCTCGCGCATCGAGGACGTGCTGCAGGCGCTGACGCCGCTGACGGCGAAGCACGGCATCGTCATCATGCAGAGCGAAATCGAGCGCGGGTTCATGGACAAGAACAACGCCATCTACGCCACCTACGATTTCACTGTCATGCACAAGTCCGGTCAGGTCTGGCCGGAGCGGCAGCGGCAGACCGGCGTATCGCGCACGCGCGATAGCAAGGGTGGCTTCGACGACAAGTCGCTCAACAAGTGCCACACGCAGGCGCGCAAGGTCTTCCTGATGTCGCTGTTTCAAATCCCGACCGGCGACGAACAGGAGGACCGCAAGAAGAAGCACGAGCGCCCGCCACTGGCCAAGCCGGATCGCAGCGCGCCGCAGACCGAACATTCCGGCGATCTCGATGAGAGCAAGATGGAAGGCTGGGGCCGCGACTTTCTCGCCGACGTCAATGCTGTCACCGACATCGATGCTCTCGAACTGAGGGTCAAGCGTGCCGATGGGCCGCTCAACAAAATCCGCGAGGGCAAGCCCGACTATCACAAGACCCTGCTCAAGCGCGTGCAGGCGCGCCGTCTCGAACTGCTGCCGAATGAGGAGGGATCATGAACTGGCTTGTCGTGGTGTCGAGTGTATACGGCTCGCGCCAGAGCGGCGCGCACGGTTATCTCATCTCGTCGATCCGCTGTCACAACGAAGCAACGGCAGATGCAATCCGCGAGTTTCTGACCAAGCAATCGGTGACGGGCCGCATCAACTGCATGCTCGTTTGGGATGGAGAGGATAGAGAGGAGCCGGAGGAATGAAAGCGCGCGTTGGCAAGAACATGATGTTTCCCGCCGACGAGGAGGCGATGGACTGGCTTGCCAAACATCAGATGAACGACGTGGTCGAGTTCGAAGTTCTCAACCCGCGCTCGCTCGCGTTCAACAACTACATCTTTGCGGTGATCACCAAGCTGGCGACGGCACACAACGTCACCGTCGAGGAGATGAAGACCGAACTGATGGTCGAGACCGGGCGCTTTCGCCTGATCAAGGTGCCGCGCCTCAACAAGAACGTGCTGGTGCTGCCGTCGATGAGCAAGGCGTCATGGACGATGAAGCAGTTGCACGAGTTCTGGGACGAAGCCCGGCAATACATCCTCGATCACCTGCTCACCGGCATCAGCGACCAGCAGGCGAGCGAGATCAGGGAAATGCTCAGCGCACCACAAGAGAAGCAGCATGAAGAAGCCAACTGAAACCAGAAGGAGTAGTCGCATGGCCAAGAACGGGAATATGCAACTGGCTACCGAACCACCGGCCCCGACGCCGGAGGAATTGGCCGTGGCCCATGGCATTGCCAGCTACCAGCAACTGCGATCCGAGCGCGATGATCTGCAGAAGCAGATGGACCGCAAGGATCAGACGCTCACCGTCAACAAGATCGAGATCGAGGCGCTGCGCGCCGAACTTTCTGTCACGCAGACGCGCATCGCTTCCTACCAGCACGAGCGCGACGATGCGGTGGCCAATCTCGCCGTGTACCAGACGCTGTACATGACGATGATGGCGCAGATGCGCACCTTCGGTATCGAGCATGCACCACTCGTGAAAGAACAGGCGAATGTTGCGACCGCCGCCTGATGTCCCTGCGTTGCACTGCCACGGCCTGCGGCCCGGTGTGCCGTGCCCATGGCCGGAGCAGTGTGACTGCTGGCGCGATGACGACGACAGCATGGACTTGCATGTCGCTGTGCTGGTCGTCGTCGTTGCTGCCGCTATTCTCCTGCTGACCGGCTGGCCGACCATTGCCGCCGACAATGACGTGCCGTGTCTGAGCAAGCAGGCGGCGCGCGCCAAGTATCCCGGTCGCTATCTTTACTGGCACAGCGCGCAGCACTGCTGGGATGCAACGCCGGGCCACCGGCCTGTGCCGCGTCCACATCCAAAACCGAAACCAAACCTTGAACCGGACGGCAGCGCCGCAAAGCCGATAGTGGCGCAGCCCGGCCCGACCGTTGCTTACCCGGCGCTGATGGCAGGCGGCGGCACCGACAGCACCATGCTGCGCGCTGACACGATCACGCGCTGGCCACCGGTCATGGACTTTGACGAACCGCCGCCGCCGTTCGCACCGTGGAACGACCGCGCGCTGCCGATATTCGAGGGCAAGCATGACCGTGCAGATTGAAACGAAAGTGAAGCTGCGATGCATCGAGCGCGAACTTGGCTTTCGCAAGTACATCTACCCGCGGCGCATTGAGGCTGGCCGCATGTCAGCGGAACTGGCGGAACAGGAAATCCGAGTGATGGAGGCGATCTGTGACGATTACCGAGCAAGGCTTGAAGCCGAAGAACCAAGACTTGACCTTGGCTGACAAGGCAAGGCAACTCGATCTGCTGCGCAAGATTGAGTACACCTGCGCGTCCTACGATTTTGAGGATGTCGCCGCGGTCGCCGCCTGCATGCTGGTGTCGGCCTGCATGCAGGTTGCTGGCACCAAGATGCGCTCGCTGGAGCATCTCGACAAAACCTACATGCGCATGGCTGACATCATCGAGTCGAACTACGTCGCAATTCGCAAGGATATTGCGAGCGTTCTGTCATGAGGCGAACACGATACCGGTGTGGAGCGTGCTGGCGCAGAGCGGCGATGCCGCGCCTGCGCGGCTGGTCTCGCGATGTCCATCAGCGGTGGCTGTGGGACTTCTTCCACCGCGTCAAGGTGTGGAGGTATGTGGCATGACGACAATTCTGGGCGTGTATCATAAGGGCAGGTTCATCAGTAACTGCGACAAGCGGTGCTACGACGCGATGCAGCCGACCGAGTTGAAAGAGTATCGGCGCGACTGCTGCGCGTGCGTCTGCGGCGGTGCCAACCACGGCGTCGGGTTCAACAAGGCAATTCTCAACCGGCAGCGCGATGTCGGCCTCACGCGCAAGGATGCCGAGCAGTTTGCTGCTGAGCGCGAGGTTAACGTCGACGACCTGCTCGTCATCGACCGGCTGGTCTACAGAAAAGAGTTGGCGGTCAGGGCACTGGTGCGCGCACATTTTGCGCCGCCGCCGCTGCCGCTGTTTGAGTGTGAAGAACTTGGGTCGAGCGGACAGAAAAGAATGAGTGACAACGGGGAATACACTTCGCTGCACTCTGCCGGTTCTGAGGGTTCGGTCGTCCAAGGGCGCGGCGGGCGTTCGGGTGTTCCTCACCCTACCAACAACAACCGGGTTGCCCGCCGCGCTTATTAAACGGCCCTTTTCGTGCGATTGACCCCCCGACCATTGGTCGGCTATTATGGGAGTGCGTCGTGTCTGATCCCGCTATCGATCCCAACGCACTGTTGCGATTGAAGGATGCCGTCAAGCTGGTGTTCCCGCTTGGCGGCATGAAGGAACGGGGACTGCGGCGGGAGATGCAGCGGTACGGTTTGCTCCGCACAATTGGCGGGAAAGACTTTGTAACGCTGCGGTCGATTGAGGAGATGAAAGAACTATGCCTGCAGAAGCCCAAGGGCCGTACCTCTACTGGAAGGAATACCGGGACAAGCGACGAACCTCACGGTGGTTCGTCCGAAATCTCCCGGGCGGAAAGACTAGAAGCACTACACTCGGCAGGCATCCTACTGTCCAAGAGAAGGCAGACGCGATCACGCAAGCCATCGCCGAGTGCCGGGCCGACGTCATCGAGCAGCCGGAAGCGAAAGGCAACGGTGATCCCAATCAAGCGGTGATCGCCGACTGCATCGGCTACTATACGCCGCGCTTGATCGAGCGCATGCGCAAGAAAATGCAGCCCGGCGACAAACGTGGCGAGAGCCGCATCAGGGACGTCGAGAAGATGTCTAAGCGCGTGCTGGTGTATTTTGGCACTTACACCATCAGTGAGATGACGCCTCACACGCAGGAGGCCTACACCAAGCAGCGCGGTTCTGACGCAATGGCCCGCCGCGAACTTAACCACCTTGCAGCGGCGATCAACGACTACAGCAGAAAGCGCGGCGGTCTGCGCCTGCTGTTCAGCCCGACGTTGCCCGCTCCCTCACAACCGCGAGAGGGTTGTCTTACCGTCGAGCAGGCCGCGGCGCTCGTCCGCGCCGCATGGCGCTTTCGCCAGAAGAACCGCGACGGCAAGCCCGGCAGGCACACCATGCGCCACGTCGCCCGCGCCATCCTCGTCGGTCTCAAGACCGGCACTCGCGCTACCGCGATCTGTAATGCCGCACCGGAGCGTGCCATTGGCCGCGGCTGGGTCGACCTTGAGCGTGGCCACTATTACCGCAAGGCTCACGGATCATCGGCGACCAACAAGCGCCAGCCGACCGTACCGCTTCGTCCTGAACTGCTGGCTCATATGCGGCGCTGGCACCGGCTGGGGATTTCGCGGCGCTCGATCATCGAAAAGGACGGCAAGCCTATCCGCGGCTTCTACCGTGGCTTCGTCCACGCGCGCGATCTGGCCGGGTTGGGCAAGGAGATCACCCCCCACACCCTGCGCCACACCTGCATCTCGTGGCTGTTGATGGCGGGCATCTCCAAGGATGAGGTCAGCGAGTATTGTGGCGTGTCGGTGCAGATCATCGACAAGCACTACAAGCACTACATGGAGGGGCACTTCGACGGCGTGTTGAACGTCAGGTTCGGTCGGCGGCGCAAGATGGCCTGATTGATTTTGGTGCGCACCAGAAACCCAACCCCCGGCCCACGAAGCCGGGGGTTTCTTTTTGTTCTTTATTTTGGTGCGCACCAAAAACAACGTGAACTGAGGGGGAACATCGTTGCTTGCCGTTGTTCGTCGTTGCTTGATTTTGTTCACCAAAATCGAAAGCACGGCTATTTACACGCAGTTTGCTCGTGAGAGGAAAGCCCAATGTTGCAGAGGGTTTTTGATTTGCAGGAACCGTGCGCACCAAAATCCGCACCAAAATAAACCGGGCGATTAGCACAGCGGTAGTGCGTCCCGTTTACACCGGGAAGGTCGGAGGTTCGATCCCTTCATCGCCCACCAAACAAAAACCCCGGCAGCGATGCCGGGGTTTTGGTCTTATACCGTTATACCGCATAATGGCATTTCACCCCCGCGCCTCCAGCTTGCCGCACAGATCGAACGCGCCCTTGAGGTGATCCTCAAGGCTGACGCTGTAGTCGGCGATCACCTCCCACGCATCGTTGCCGTAGACGAAGCGCACGAAGGCGGTCTTCATGCCCGGCTTGCTGGCGTAGATGCGGTCGTCGTCGGTGTTGAGCAGGCAGGCCTCGATCTTGCGGGCGTCGGTCGACTTGAGGATTGCAGGCTCATCGCCGCCGTCGTCGACGGTGAGGGCAAAGCCAGCCGCCAGCAGATCGCGCACCACCCGGCGCACCACCCGCCGCTCACCGGCCATACGCCTGCGGTTGGCCGCAACGCGCTTTTCGTCTTCCATGGTCAGGGGTCGGATCATTCTTTCTCTCCTGTTGCGATTAGTTGGTGAAACTCATCCAGCGCCGCGTTGTAGGCCGCGCTGTTACGGCGACCGTGTGCCTTGGCGTAGATGTCAGCGGTGATCGAAAGCGCACGGCCAGCCGGGGCGTTGCCGTTGCGGATGTCCTGCGCGATGGAGGCACAGAAGCCGCCGTTCTGGCCGTCGAGGATCGGCAGCACGAATGCCCAGCGCGAGGTGATGGCAGCGCGCTCGACCGAAGCAGCAGCTTCGCGTTCAGCCTGCGCCTTTGCCTCGGCCTCAAGCCGCGGTGCATTGGCGATCAGCCACGCCTGACGGCGCTTCTCGCGGGCCGCATCCGCCTTGGCGCGGCGCTGGTCGCGCTCGATCTTGGCCGCGGCAATCGCCACCCTGTCGCCCAGCGCCTTGTCGCGCGTCTTGTCCACGCACTCGGAGCCGACCGCAAACCTGCGCCCGTCAGCCGACTGGCAGACGAAATTGTGGGTGATGCCCCGACCGCAGTGCGAGCAGGTGCCGAGCGGGACGTCGTGCGGCAGGGCGCGCAGCGCCATCTGGTAGGCCTCTGGATTGTGTTCGGCGAGCGACTTCGACGGCAGGCTGGCCGCATAGAGAAAGCGGAACGGGCCGACGCCCAGCCCTGACGCCTCAAAGGGATGCATGGTGTTTTTCATGGTTCCCATTGTACCGACCATTGGTCGGGGGTGCAAGGGGTCTTTATTGACCCTGCGACCATTGGTCGGTATATTCCGCTGATCAACCAAGGGGTTCCTATGACTAAAAGCCTAATCGCCTACTACCGCGTTTCGACGCAGGCGCAGGGCCGCTCCGGCCTCGGCCTCGACGCCCAGCGCAAGGCCGTCGCCGAGTTCGCGGCGTCGACCGGCAAGAGCATCGTTGCCGAGTTCACCGAGATCGAGAGCGGCAAGCGCGAGGACCGCCCGGCGCTGGCCGCGGCGCTCGCCGCCTGCAAGAAGCAGAAGGCCACGCTGGTGATCGCCAAGCTGGACCGGCTGGCGCGCAAGCTGTCGATGATCACGAGCCTGCAGGACAGCAAGGTCGACTTCGTCGCCTGCGACAATCCGCACGCCACCAAGTTCACCGTGCAGATATTGGGCGCGGTGGCCGAACTTGAGCGCGACATGATTAGCGACCGCACCAAGGCTGGTCTCGCCATGGCCAAGGCACGCGGCGTGCAGTTGGGCAACGCCAAGCAGGCGAGCGACAACCGCACCGCGGCGGTCGAGCGTGCGCTGGCGCTGGGGCCGGTGTTCGCCGGGCTGGCCGGGCAGTCGGCGCGCGCCATTGCCCGCGAACTGAACGCGCGCAAGATCGCCACGCCGACCGGCGCACCGTGGTCGGCCCGCACCGTTATCCGCGTGCAGGAAAGGCTGGCAGCATGACCGGCACGCAATTCGAACTGGCCATCGCGCGTCTCGGCCTGTCGCAGGCCGAAGCCGCACGTCTGCTGCGCAGCGAGAAGCGCACCATCGAGCGGTACATCTCCGGCGACCGGCATGTGCCGGGGCCGGTCACGGCATTCCTCGACTACCTGAAGGCGACCGGCAAATCCGGCGCATCAGCCCTCAAAAAACTGGGAGACTAAAATGGAATTAGGCCAACTCTCGATCCTCGCCGTGATCGTCCTCTACGCCTGCATCTTCCTCGTCGATAGCTGACGCAAACGCCGCCCCTCCACCGGGCGGCGTTTTTGCTTTAGGGTGGTTCATTCACCGGGAGTGTCGCGATGGGATACGTCATGGTCACCAGCCCCTGCGTGGGCTGCGGCAACATCTTCAGCTATCACCCGAACAAGGTGCCGAGCGTCAGTCTCGACGGTGGTCCCCGGCAACCCATCTGTCAGGCTTGCGTCGACCGCATGAACCCGATGCGCAAGAAGAACGGTGTGCCGCTGATCAAGCCGCTGCCCGGCGCATACGAACCGGCTGACGAGAACGAGGTCATCTGGAATGACTAAAATTTTCACCGTCGCCACCATCACCGATGGACTGGAGCAGGACTGGCTGCAGCACCTGCGCGACTTCGACATCGCGCACCCGGGTTGTCATTTCCGTGTTGGCGTCAGTGCGGCTGACCAGAGATCGATCACCGAAATAGTTGACATGCTGCACGGCATCGATCCGCCGCTACCGGTCAAGAAGGTCATTAAGTTCGGCGACTGATTTCAACCGGACTTCAACCAACTTTTTTCGTCACAACCACAATCGCAAAATAGAAAATAGTCTAATACGCATTCCGCGGGATGCGCGCATCGACGTGCGAGTTGTTCAATCAATCGCGCGCGGTTGTGTTCGAGAAGTACCAGCAATTTCGTAATTTCATTTTTTCAAAACGTGCAAGTTGTCGCTGCGGCATCGATGTCACAATCGCAAAAAGTGACCTCCGACCAATGGTCGCTCACGACCTGTGCTATACTCTTTGTGTCAGTCGGGAAGTCCGACTGGTGCGGCACATTGCCGGGTTCTTTGACAATCAAATCAGAAACAGGAGAAGTGCAATGGCATTCGTGCCAAAGCCATATGTGGTTTACGTCACATCGGTCCCGACAAAAAAGAACGGCCTGAAAGAGACGTACACGTCGAGGGTCGGGCCAGCCACCAGCGTCGATGACGCGCGGCGGTTGATCGCAAAAAATAAACGCGATCTCGGCGAGACCTACGGGAGCATGATCGAGGCACCCGACCAGTCAGGCAACACCTACCAAATCTTCAAAGCCAACTGGGAAGACGTGACCGTAACCGCATAATGAAACGGCCCGGTGACTGCTCACACAGTCGCCGGGCCACACTTCAGAAACATGGAGAAAAGCCTATGACTGACGTTACCAAGAAACTCGCAGCCTGTGAAGCCAGCCTCAAGCGGTGGCACACACGGCTCACCCGGGCCAGCAACATGGTCACCAAGCTGGAGAAGCAGCGCCGCCGACTAGCCGCCGAGCCGAAGGTGATTAAGGAAGTGCGGAGCGAACTGAAGCCGCTCGTCAAGTTCGACGATCTGGCATCCTTGCCATCCAACGTGAAGAAGGAGGATGACATCCCCGACTTCCTCAACCGGTCCAACCCGCTGATCGCCGAGCAGATGACGGCGGCACGCAAGAAGGCAGAGGCTGCAGCGCGCAGCGCCATGCCGTTGACTGGCCGTGCGGCACAGGACTTCATCAAGTCGAAGCGCAAGAAGGCCTGACGACCAACCCCGCCCCTCACCGGGCGGGGTTTTTTATTTGAAAGACTATAGTCTGTATGACTATAGTACCTCCACAGTTGTGGGGGATATCCATCGTGGATTTATTGGGCTGGCTGACGGTGATCGCAATCGCCGTGGGGTTGATTGCTGGGCGGGCATTTTTTGCAAAGCCAAACGGCAAAAAAGACGTGTGGCCGTGATGCTGTTTTACGTCGCCTTCATCGCCACGGCATGCCTGTTCATCATCGTGCTGGTTGGCTGGCTGCTGCTGAAGCTGGATACCCCCGGTGATAATTAAACCGTGGGCAAAGTGTCTGGTCATCTTCGCCGCATGGCTGGTGCTGGCCATGGTCCTGTCCGCGTCACCGGCAAGACAGGTGCTGCGCTGGCCCACCGATGTCAGCACGCCAATCGATTAGTAGCCGCTGCCCCAGTCACCGGAGTACGCCAAGGCGTTTCCACCGCCACCGCCATCGAGGAACGGCCACCACGGTAATTGGCTGATGCTGGTCGGTGCTGGCTGCGGACTACCGGCAAACACATTGAAGCCCGGCGGCAGTTGTTCGGTGACACTCGGATAGGGCTGCGGTTGTGGCGGCAGCGGTTGCTGCGGCTGATTGACGGTGGGCGCGGCCAGCACACCGGCTGCGTCGGGCGCGGGCGGCGTTGGCCCCATGAAGTTGAAGCGGTCACCGGGGAAGCGCGAGGCGAACGATCCCGGCGGCGGCTGACCGGGTGCATTCGGCACCGACCCGGTGAACGGGAACGGCGCGTTCGGCCCGGCGAAGTCTGGCTTGGGAGGTGGCACCGGCTGCGCCGCTGGAGCAGTTGTTGTTCCTGCGCCGGGAGGCTGTGGAGCAACAGGACGCTGCGGTGCTGCCGGTGCCAGTCGGGACACGGTCTGCCGTACCGGCCCGATGTCGCGTGTGATCCCCATGGCTTGCTCGCCGCTGCCACCGGGATTGATGACCTGATGACCGGTGCCGGGATCGACATACGTCGACATCCCCGCACCACGCGGTCCCATCGATTTGATGATGGCCTCGCCGAGCGTTGGCCCGCCTGCAGCGGCGCGCACCGCACCAGTCGCCGCAGGCTGCGCGGCGGTCGCCACCGGGGTTGGCCCCGGTGCGGCTTTTGGCACGGCAGTCGGTGATGCGCCTGCGTTGCGCGCGCCCGGCGGTGCTGGTGGCGGCGCGGCTTTGCGCGCGTCATTTGTTGCTTGCGGTTGTGATGCGGTCTGGACCGGCGTCGGTCCCGGTGCAGCTTGCGGCACCGCTGTCGGGGCCGTTGCTGGCCGACGCATCGGGAACGGCACGCTCGTGCCCGGCGCGTTGGTCACCGGCAACTGCGGCGGCAGGCCGTAGCCGGGAGTGGTTGCCGATGGATAGTTCGGTGACTCGGTGCGGAAGAACGGTTTGGTGGCTGCTGCAGCAACCTCGCCGGTCGACGGCCCTGCGGTCGTCGGTGCCGTGGATACTTTCGTCGGCTGCACTGTGGCGTCGGGTGGCGCAGATGCCGACGCCGAGCCTTCCGGTGACGATATGTCTTTGGCCTTGAGCGCCGTCTTCACCTGCTCCGGCGTCATGCGGTTTTTCATGCCGTCCTGCCACGCTGCGGTCAGCCACGGCGGCGCATTCGCGCTGCTATTCCTTGCACCCCATGCAGCGGCAACGCCGCCGCCGACATGAATGCCGTTCGGCCCCATGTAGTCGGGATGTGCGCCGACACCGGTCGCACCAGCACTGACGGCATCACGCACAAATCCCGCCATGCGCGCTTGGTCCTGCGGGTTGGTCATGTCGAGCGTGTGACCATCTTTGACATCGGTGAGCGTGAGATCGGCAGCACCGCCCAGATCGTGACGGGTCGAGCCGGTGCGTGGCCAGCCCTGACCCTTTGCCGGTTGGCCGCCGGAGTAGACGTGTGCGCGCACACCATTGTTCTGTGCGGCATAGTTCAGCGTATCGATCAGTTGCGGCTGCAACGGTTGCCGCCTGATCCCTGCGCTCGATTGCTCTTGTGAGGTGGCGGGCGGAATATTGGCCGGTGGCCGCGGCGGCGGTGGTTCGGCAGATGCAACTTGCGTTGGCGTAAACCCCGCAAAGCGATCCCGGTTGCGCGGATCGTTTGGATCAAGCCCGAAATCGAGTGCCATGGTTCATTGTCCCGGTGCAGCCAAGCGTGCCGCGTTCATCGCGGCGAGCAGATCGCTCATGCTGGGCGTTTGCGCGTAAGGCGTTCGTTGGCCAGTGAGCATCGCGTTGCGCACCCCCGGGCTTTGCATGTACTCGCTGGCGATCATCCGCTTGGCAAACGGTAATGCGCCTGCAGCAGCCGTTGCCGAAGCAATGTAGGGACCGAGACCGTATTGATGCGCCAAGTTGGCCAGCATGGTGCTGATAACCGGTGCTGCGCCGTGCTGTGTCGCGCTGCTGATCACACTGCGCAAGCCACCCTGCACTGGCGGCGTGTAGCTTTGCCGGGCGGTGAGCGCGATGTCGGCCACCTTCTGGCTGACATCATTCGGCGTACCAGCACCAGTCATGCGCCCGTACTCGTAACGACTGTCGGGCTGCGACAGGTCGTTGACCGTTTCGGCAAAATTCTTTCCGCCGGTCGCGCTTGAACGGCCCAGCGTCCGGTCGAGCGCAGCCTTGAGTTCAGCGGCAGACATTTCCGAATGTGTGATCTGATCGACGGTGTGGAACACGTCGGGGCTGATGCCTCTGCGCCCCACGGCGTTGGCCAAGTCCTGCGTGATCACCGGATAAATTCTACCGAGCGCCGAACCACGCAATGCAGGCAGAGCGCCGTAGGTCTGGCCAATATCACTGCGGGTGCCGTGCGCAACTTCCCACGGCACCGTCAACTCGCCGTTTGGTCCTCTCGTCGCGCGCGCTTCAAGCGCGTTGAGATGCTGGTCCAGCACGCTGCCCGCGCCCGGTCCAACCTCGCTCCTCGCGATATTGCGGCCCATGTTGATGGTGTTGGTGATGTCGACCGGCTGGCCGCGCATCTGCTGGTACAGCATGTCCTGCGCGGCGTTGCTGGCGGTCGGTCCGGCCTGCGTATAGGGCGGTGCATTTAAATTGGCGGTGCGCGCCTGCGCTGCAGCCTGCACATAGGGTGCGGCTGGTCCGGTGGCAGCGGGCAGTTGGCGGCGATCCTGATACATCTCCTGACCGGCACTGGCGAGGGCCGAGCGTTCCTGCCGGTTGGCCATTGCCAGCGACGGTCCTCTGGCGTTCTGCTCCAGTTCCTGCCCTTCCGGCGTGGCCAGCCTGCCGTAACGTGGCGGCAGACCAAGCCGCTGCTCAGCGGCGGCGATGTAGCGCGCATCAGGGCTGACATTTTCCGGCGCGGCATATTTGTTCTGCGCAATGCGTGATGCACTCGGCGCAAACAGGGTCGACGGCAGAAGACCACCCAGTGTGCTGCCGACAAATCTGCCGGTGTCACCGCCGACTTTCTCGCCGACGTAGCCGCCAGCCTCTGCCGTTGCCGGGGCAACAACCGCGTTCTTGACCAGCGATGCGCCGCCCGCCTTGGCGGCATTTGCCACCGTGCCAGCGGTCGTTGCGGCGGGCAAAGCATTGAGCGCCGCAGTGCCTGCTGCCGGTGCTGCCCCCAACAGAAGCGTGCTACCGGTCTCGGCGTATTTCTGCAGACCTTGTTCCGGCGCGGGTGGCACGCCGAGTGCGTTCTTCAGCATCGCGCTGGGCAGCGGCGTTGGTGTGACCGGCTCGCCTCCGGTGATCTTGCGGTTCAGGTTGGCGAGTGCGTCTGCCGCCTGCACTGACCAGTCGAACGGCATTGCCGCGACCGGAAGCACCGTGCGCATTATGGCATGCGGGCCGATGCTGCGATCGGCGCGCCACTGATCAATCGGGATATTGCCGCCCGTCCTTTCGTTCTGGTAATCCGCATCGAACTGCTTGCCGTGCTGCGCATCGCCGGACTTAACGACGCTGCTGTCCTGCACATATTCGGGCGTGCCTTCCTGACTGGCGTTGTTCATCAGTCGGCGCATCGCATCGCTGTACTGCTCGTAGGTGACGCCTTCGTCGGCCATGTCACTGCCCTCCCATCAAGCGCCGTCTGATCGCATTGGGATCGGTGTTGCTACCACCACCGCCGCCAGTGGCAGTGGCAGCCGGTGCTGTTGGAAATACGCCAAAGGTTTTCCAGTCGGGCGTCTTCGTTTGCAGTGACGGCACCGCGACGTTGCCAGCCTCTGGGCCAAGCTGCTGCGCATAAGTGTTGCGCGCCGCACTATGTTCCTGCTCGTATGATCTGTTCGAACCTTCGGCCAGCAGCTTCGCCGTGTTGAACAAGCCTTTGCGCTGCCCTTCCGACAATTGCTTGCCCTGCTGCGCTGCCGCGAGAGCATCGTTGATGTTGGCAAGGATACTCTGCGACCCGGCAATGTCGTCACGCGAGCCACCGACCGCAGCGAGCCGCGCGATGTGCGATTGCACTGCCTCGCGATATTTTGTCAGCGCCGCCTGATCGCGCAGGAACGGCAGTTCGCCTTCGGCCAGCGGGTTGGTGTAGAGATCGTGGATGTCATTGGCGGCATCGACAGCGATCTTCGCATCCTGATAGCTGGTCGACTTGCTGGTCTTGTTCTCGAATTGCAGCCGCGCCGCGTCAGGCGTCATTCGCACCAGCGGTGCTGCACCGAACTGCTGTGGCGCACCAGCAGGCGCAGGCTGTCCCGGGATCGTACCGCCGGGAGGAGGCACGCCAGTGCCGGTGCCCGCCATCACCAGACCATGGCGCGCCAGTTCGGCTTGCAGCCGCGGCGATAGCTGCGCCTTGGGCACCGTGATGAGGCTGGCCGTATCCTTGTCGTAGGTCGTCTCCGCAGACTTGTTGGCCGCTTGCAAGGCACCAAGCGCCTGCTGCGGCGACAGTTGCGCGTTCGGGTTCGACGCCAGAAATCTTTCCGTATTGTCGAGCGTGGCCGACGCCGCTTCGGGAGTGCTGCCCGGTGTCGTTGGCACGGTCGGGATGTCGACACCCTGCGCGTGCGCGAGTTCGCGTGTGTTGAAGTCCTGCGGCACCTGCCCGGTCACAGCCATCGGGCCGAGTGCCGCCAGCCTGCGCAGTTCGGCGAGATCGCCCTTGGCGCGCGCCGCCTCGATTTGCGTGCGGTACATCTCGATGCGCGCCGCCGTCATCGGGTCTTGTTTGGGTTGTGGCGGCGGTGCGTTCGGCACAATGCCGCCCTGCGGGGCTGGCGTCGTATCGCCCCAGATGTTTGCCGGTGCAGCGGGTGCAGCAGCATCCGCGCCACCGGGCGCACCCGGCTGCGGATTGACTTGACCCTGAAATACGGCCTGCGTTGCCGCACCGGCTGCGTTGCCGGTACTGATCTGATCCTCCAGCCGTTTGCGCTCGATGCCCTTCATGATGATGTCCTGCATCGTCTGCTGCGCTTGCAGTTGACGCATCGGCCCTGTGGCAAAGGCGTTGGCGATGTCGCCGAGCGAATTGGCAAAGACCGGATCACCGGAAAATGAAATGCCGGGCATTTAGACTACCCCTGATGGACGTGATGTGAGGCCGGTGCCTGCGATCTTGGCGAGACCGGTTGCCAGATCACCGAAGATGCCCGCGCCCGGCGCGACCTGATAGCGGATCGGCTCGACGTTCTTGGCCACACCGTAGGCCGCGAGGTCGCCGCGCCGGTAATCGTTGTAAAGGTCGATGCCCTGATTGCCGGTCTGGAACGACTGGTTGACATAGTTGTTGAGGCCGAACTGCGACGGCCCGAAACTTTCGACGGTGGCCAATGCGGCGATGCGCTGGCGTGCGTCCTGCGCCGCATTGGTGATGCTGTTGGTCATCGCTTGCGACACTTGCGGGTTGGCGCTTTTCTGACCCGACAGTAGCATGTCGCCGACGTTGGTCGGTGTCTTTAATTGATCCGGCGTGATGGCTTCGGTGACGCGCTTCTCCTCGGTCTGCTGTTGCTGCATCTGCTGCTGGCCGGAAACCTTTTGCAGTGATTGCTGCTGCGCCGCCATGGCCTGCGCCCGGTTGGCCTCGTCGCGTGCTGACGCCTCCTGCGACTGCTGCCGCTGGAACGCGATCCACTGCGCGTTGGCATCATTCTGCTTGCTCATCGCGCTCGACTGCGCACTGTAGTTTGCGACAGCGGAGCCAATCGAGCCGATTGCGCCGATGATGCCAGCGGTGAACGGATCACACATGGTTCATGCTCATCCGTATTGCGTCGTTGTCAGCGACCCGGTCCCGGTCGGATTTGCCGCGTTGATGCCCCTGTTGACATACGACTGGTTGATCAGGTTGGTCAGCCCGGCGGTAGCACCGACAGCAATCGGCGAGAACATCGCGCCGAGCGGGTTGAGGTTAGGTGCTGCCACCGCGCCCTGCTGCACCATGCTGGTCGCCGTGTTGGCGGCGATGGACGGGTCTTCGGTGGAGAACACCTGATTAAGCGCCGTCTGCTTTTCGTTCTGAACAGTCGAGCGCAGGTTGGCGGTCGAGGTATCGGCCTGCGCGCGCAGCGCGGCATCGCCGGTCAGGTTTTCGGTGTTGAGAATGCCCGCTGCATCGGCTGCGCCTTTCGACCGCAGCGTGCCGCCGCGCGCCAGATCGTAGGTCAGTTTGCGCTTGGCCTGCTCGTACTGGGTCTGCAACTGCGGCTGGTAGTAGTCCAGTTGCGCCTGATTGTACTTGTTGTAATCGATGTAGTTGGGGTTGGTCGGATCATTGGAGGCATCAAAGATGCTGTTGACCGCTGCCGTCCCCTGCGACAGCCGCGCCTGCCGGTCGGCCTCCTTCTGCTTGGCCTCCGCGGCCTGCTGCATTTCGAATTGTACCATCTGGTCGTTTGACGACTTGGCTTTTCCGCCCATCACAGCACCTTTCGCATGATGACGCCGATGTCCTCGGCCCCAAATTTCTTCAGCATGTTCTTCAAGGTCGGCATCGCCTCGTGGCCCCCGGCGATGGGCATGTGGATCGCCACCGCACCGCGATGCTTGACCAGATCGAACAGCGCGGTGACCAGCGTGCGCCCGACCGGGGTGAAGCGGTATTCGCGGTAGGCAAACAGGTCGCCCATCACCGCGCATTTGCTGTCGGAGAAGCTGTCGTCCATCGTGTAGGAGATGGTGCCGACGATCCGCCCGTCATGCACGGCGACGATGTACGGCATGCACTGCGTGCGGATGGCCAGTTGCATGTGCTTGCGCGTTGCCGCCGGATCGTAGGGAAACAGCGCGTTGTAGGTCGGGCTCTCGCGCAGCAGCGTCATCGCCAGCATGACCAGTTGCTCGACGTCATCGAGCGTGGCCAGCCGCACCTCAATCGCGGGGTAGGTCTTGAGCCTCTGCGCGTGGGCGCTCATTGCTGAGCCACCTGTATAAGACGAAGTCTTCGCCGCGCTTGCCGGAGGAGCGCAAAACGGCCTCCTGCTCCGCACCGAGCAGAGCAACCCACCGGGCTACGTCGTCGCGGCCTTTGAGCGCGCGGCACTCGATCCGGTGGTAGCCGTGATCCAGCACGAGCGGGAGCATAACGCGCCGAACGTGCCGTGTCATGGACCACAGGGCGCGGCCCCAGCCATCGGTGCCGAAGGCGAAGGCCGCGCCGACGCCGGGGTACATCGGCACCAGCCCCCATGCGGTGAGCGGGATGTGCTGTTCGATGGCGACATAGGCAAACTGCGCGTGGGCGAAGATGCGGTCGGGCAGATACTGCGCCGGATCGTCGGTCGGCGACGTGCAGGCCAGTTCGACGCGGTCCATCTCGCGCAGGTGCTGCGCGATGTATTGCAACGCAGAGACCGTCGCGATCTCGACGCGGATCATCCGCTTTCGGCCAAGTCATAATGCACGATCATGTTGGAGAGGAGCAGGGGGCCATCGACTGCCGAGCGCA